ATCATCAAGAACTACAAACTGAATAAGTCCTGACCCGCAAGCACCCCCCCGACTTGGCGGCGACGGTTCATGACCGATCAGGACACGTGAAGATTAAGAGAAATTGGTGGAACCTCCATACCCACTCCAAATTCTCTGCCAACGATGCGCTGCCTGAAGTACGCGACATCGTGCAGACCGTTGCTGATTACGGTCAGAAGGCCATTGGGCTGACTGACCACGGCAACATGGGTGGGACAGTCCAGTTGTACTCAGAGGCCGCGAAGCGCGGTCTGAAGCCCTTCCCTGGCACAGAGTTGTATGTCGTGGAGAACAGGCAGGACAAGAGCGCGAAGCGTCACCACATGTGCGTTGTTGCGTACACCACGAAGGGGTACGAGAACCTCGTCCACATCAATACGGTGGCGAACGAGAACTTCTACCACAAGCCGCTACTTGATCATCGTGATCTTGCTGCACTAGCCGACGACGGGATGCTGGAAGGCATTGCTGCTACATCGGGCTGCTACTTCAGCATGATCTCCCAGGCCATTGTGACGGACAACGAGCAGCGTGCCGTCCAACTCATGCAGGCGTACGGATCGTGGTTCGACAAGTTCTACGTGGAGTTGCAGAACCACAACATCGATCATGGTGATGGGTGGGACGACAACGCCCTTGCTGACGCGCTGATGAAATTGGCTGAGCAGCAAGGGCTTCCTTGTGTCATCACTCAGGACTCCCATTACTGCCACCAGGAGGACAAGCCCGTCCACGAGACCCTTAAGCGTCTGGTCTCTTACGGGACAGGCGAAGACGCCGTTTTCCCAGGTGACGGTTTCCATCTTGCTGACGCTGAGTGGTTCGAATCTCATCACGACAAGCAGCGTCGGCTGCGTGGATTGGAGGGTCTACGTGACCTGTACGACTCGCACGATTTATCAATTCGACAGTTGGATTCCTACTCCTACAACATCCCCTTTACAGTCGATGACCCTGACGCCGAATTACGTCGTCGTGCTCACGAAGAATTGGAAGGACAATCCCTGGGCGCGAAGTACCGTGAGCGACTCAATGACGAATTGGAAATCATTCACGACACAGGTATGGCGGGATACCTGCTTCTGGTGGCAGATGTAGCGCAGTGGTGCATCGACAACCACGTTTTCTATCAGGCGCGCGGTAGTGCGTCTGGGTCGATCCTGTGCTGGCTGCTGCACATCACGCAGGTAGACCCGATCAAGCACGAACTACGCTTTGAGCGGTTCATCTCCCGTGATCGGATGAAGCCACCGGATGTGGACCTCGATGTGGAGCATGACCGACGCAAGGAACTCATCGAGTGGCTGAGTCTGAAGTACTCCGTGAACCAGATCGGTACATGGATGGAGTACTCCCTGACATCTGAGGATGACGACGAGAACGCCAAAGGCTCCCTGCTGGTGCGCTACTACTCCAAAATGCGTCAAAGCGAACAGCCCATCTCAAAGTGGACGGACATCCCTGCGGAGGATCGTCGGCAACTCAAGACACTCAGCGAGATGAAGACGATCAGTTCGTACGGGACGAACGCTGCGGGACTTGTCCTGACCACTACGCGTGATGAGTTTGCCAAACTGGTGCCGCTGATGAAGGTTGCCAGCAGCAAGACGTTCGTATCTCAGTACGACAAGGACGAGATCGAGAAGTTGGGTCTGGTCAAGATGGATGTGCTAGGGCTGAAGAACCTCAGCGTCGTACATCGGTGCTTCGACTACCTGGGCAGGAGCGTCTTCGACGGACTTGACTGGATTCCGTTCAGTGATCGACAGACCTTCGCGATGATCTCCAAAGGAGAAACAGCGGGGGTCTTTCAGTTGGAGGGCAAGGCAGCCAAGTACGGCTGCATGAACATGAAGCCCACGAAGGTGGGGGACATCATCGCCGCTATGGCGCTGTACCGCCCAGCCACGATGCAGTCTGGTGCCACTGACTCTTACGTCAAGCGTAAGCACAAGAAGGAACAGATTCCAGAGCGTCATGATTTGATCATGCGGGTCACGAAGGACACGCACGGGATCATGCTCTATCAGGAGCAAGTCATCCAGATTCTGCGGGAACTGGGGATGACCCCAGACGACCTGACGGCGTTCCTGAAGGCGGTCAAGGCCTCAAACTCTGATATTGGCAACGCTGGTGATGTCATCCGTGGCTACAAGGACTCTCTGTCAGCGTTGTGTGAACAGGCGGGGATGAACGAGTCTGACTGGAACTGGTTGTGGACGGCTATTGAGGGGTTCGCCGCGTACGGCTTCAACAAGGCGCACGCCACGGCGTATGGAACTTTGGCCTATCGGACTGCCTATCTTGCCTGTCATCATCCAGTGGAGTACTTCGCAGCACTATTGGATGTGTTTGGCGGGGATAAGAAGGAGTTGGAGTACAAGAAAGCATGTCGGGTACGTGGCATTCGCATAAAGCGCCCACACCTGAACGAGTCTTCTGTGTCTTATTCTGTGGACTCTACCGGACGCTGCATTCGCCAGGGTATTACGAACCTCAAAGGTATTGGTCCCAAAACTGCCCAACGGATCGTTGATGTACGCCCTGAGGGCGGCTACACATCCATCGAGCATTTCGCGCGCACTGTAGGCAACAGAGTCTCTGGCGTGAAGCCATTCATGGAGTCTGGCGACACCACGGTGGGAGCATTGGCAATTCTCAAAGAGGAAGGACTGTTCGATGACCTCTAGGGATGATGTAGTCAAGCGTGCTGGTGGCCGCTGTGAGGCGATGATCGAGGTTCAGCCTGGGGTCTTCACCCGTTGTTGGCAGTACCCAGTGGAGGTCCACCACATGCTCACGCGAGGTCGTGGCGGGAGGGTGCTGGACGCTATCGGTGAGACCTATCACCTGATCTGCCTGTGCAACTCCTGTCACCGTAACGCTGATGGAGGTCAGGCGTATGAAGACGGGATGCTAATCGACGGATACGTCTTGTCACACCCTGATGGAACAGTTGAGTACGTAGGAACAGACGAATATCTAAAGGAACGCTATGGCAACGTTGGCTAAGTTGGTTCGCAGTCAGAATCTGGCTATCACCACCCGCCACACACAGTGGCTACAGCAGTACGGCTCCAACATTCAGTACTCCGACAAAGCCATTGAGTTGGCGCACAAAGTCTTCAAGCAGGAGGTCGGGGGAGCGCGCAGCAGGACGACATCATTCCGGTCATCGAGTTCAGACCAATGTATGCGTCGTCAGGTGTATCGTGCCATCAATGCTCAATCAAACGCTGACATAGACGACGCTCTCGCGAACATCTTCGCGACGGGTAACTTCATGCACCTCAAGTGGCAGATGATGGGCCTGACTGAAGGGTGGTTGACGGATGCTGAGGTTCCTGCGGAATCCCCTGAATACGATTTCGGTGGCACGGCTGACGGGATTGTTTGGGACGATTCGGTCTTTGAGTTCAAGTCGATCAATTCACGTGGATATTCGCGTGTATCCACATACGGCCCTACGCAAAGCCACATCCGGCAAGCCCACGGATATCTATGGCTCCTTGGCAAGAGCGTTGCATCCTTCGTCTACGAGGATAAAGGAACCGGAGAATGGCGAGAATTCAGAGTGGAAAGAGATGAGGTGATCATTGACGAAATCAAAACCAATCTATTGACGATGAAAGAGCACGTAGCATCAGAAACATTGCCACCCATTTTGAGCGGATGTATCGACAAAGAAGGCTATGAATACAGGGGCTGCCCCTATAAGGAAATTTGTGTCGGAGGAAAAGAATGACGTACTTAGACGATGTGAGATGGCAGAAAAGAGTAGAAGAAGCACACCCACCGCTGCTCTACGAGCACTTCGTATCTGCGGTGCTGTTCGACCTTTCGGGTATCGCCAACAGCCTGGACTGCGTGCCGCGTCTGGCACGTATCGTGGCGACCTGTCAGATTGCTCTTCGTAAATGGGACGCTGAGGCGTTCATCGAGCCTGACGGGTCAGAGTTCACTGGTGTCCCTACCGTTTTCCAACTGCTGTGGGCATTCACGCAGAACCGCGATCCCAACACTGAGCCGACGTTCGATGATTGGTACTCGTTGGGCTGTGCTGCCGCTGGGTGGCTGTCCACTGCCATTCGGGAGGGTCTGCGATGACTGAACGACGACCACACTGGGACGACGACCTGATCGACGCGGTGTTCAGGGCGCTGTCGCACACCTACCGCGCCCAAGGGTGGACCGGCGGCATCGCAATTGACCTGGATGAGTCGGTCTACCCGCTCATCGCCGCCGTCGAGGACTGGCACAAGGCGAAGCGCGACAGTCGAATCCGCACCCACAGCGAGGGTTGCTGGCGGTGGCACAACGAGTGCGCCGAGGGTCTGATCGAAGCACAGCAGAGGAAGATCCAGCAACTCGCCAATGAGTTGCTCACAGTGGGCGGTGCCGAATGATCGACGCCGACATGACCGAAATGGACGTCGTCGAGATCGCCCTCACTACTGCCGAGCGACTCGGTCAGCACGCACTGACCTGGAAGCGCCGACTCGTCGAGGCCGAGGCCACCATCCAGCGGGTGCGGGAGTTGCACTACAACACCGCGACACACCACCCCAGCGGGTGCTGCTCCGAGTGCGGAGGCACCTATCCATGCCCCACAGTCCGCGCCCTCGACGGGGGTGCCGAAT